ATGAAAGCGACTCACGACGACAAGACATTCACCCTGACCGGACGGTACTGGTCAGGAACATTTCCGATCGAAGAACTGCCTAAGCAGCTGGCCTTTTACCGCGGTCAGCGGGCCAAGTTCTCGAAGGCGAAGGGCGTCTATGACGCGACGATCGAGGCGTTGGAGAAGCTGGAGAAGGAGATCGGTCCGTGACAAAGCCCGCGCCGCTTGCTGCAGCGATCTACGGCCGAAAAGGCGCTTTTGTCGCGCATGATCCGTGTTAGACAGGAATTAACGAGGAGGTTTGTTTATGCTTAGTGTTGCAGGATACGTAGCGATTGTCGTTTTAGCTTGGGTGCTGGTCAGAAAGGGTAGTGGAGGCGGCAGCGTAGATGGCGGCGGCAGATCATCCCACGATGGTCATCACTGGGTAGGAGGCGACGCAGGAAATGACGGCGGTGGAGATAGTGGCGGCTGCGACTGACAGAGCGCAAAAAAAGCCCGCGCTGGTTACGGTGCGCGGGCTTAATCGTAATTGTGAGTGCCTAATACAGGGAAGATATCGGGTCCGCCTGCGTGATCCAATCCGTAAGATTACCTACGTAGCATTGAGCAAAAAATAGCCCGCGCTACATGAGGGTGAGCGCGGGCTTACTTTGAACTGCTATGCCTACATCAAAGAGAGTAGTTAACGCGGCCACAAATAGCCGGTCTGCGCTGGCGCTCCTATCCGTAAGATTACCTACGAAGATGCGGTGTCTTCCACCCACTCTTCCGCGTCGTGGCCATCCCCGGCCGCAACTTCGATGCGGACCGGCTGTTTCTTCACCCATGTCGCACGATGCCTGGCCTCATCAATGGCAGCTTCGCGGGTGCTGCGGATGACGTCGCCGCCAGTAATTTCCTCGCCTTCATATTTCGGACCTGACACCAGCCATTCTGCGGGTTCAGTGCCGCTGGCGCAGACCTCGATGATCAACTCTCTGTCTTTGTCTGCCATTACGACCTCCTAAACGGGGTTTTCAATCAGCTTCAGAGATCCATCTGGTAGCGGCCTCTGAAGCTCGGCGGCCGATATGCCGCCCATCCAACTGTCCCATTCTTCTTGTTCGGTCAGGATGACCGGCATTGCCTTTGGGTGAACCGCCTTGACCTCGGCATTCGGTTCGCAGGTCAGAAAAGCATAGAGATCATCTGTAGTCTCGCCTTCCTTTACCTTGCGAACGGATGTCCAGTCTCGGACCTCGATGCCGGCGAAGAACATTGGCTTGTCATCTGCATGGGAAAACCACTGATTGCCTTTCCCCTTGCCGCGCGGTTCCGCGAAACTGGTCAGCGGCACCAGGCAGCGATGCTCTTTGCCGAGCCAGCGCCGCCAATGGCCAGATGATAGGTTGCGGACATTGGTGACGCCCGGATCACGGGCAGTTTTCAGGGCGAATATCGGTGAAGGCATGCCCCATCGCGCTTTGACCAGCTCGAAGCCGTCGCCATCGTGCCGGATGATTGCCCCGAGCTGATCCGGATAGACCTCGCCGGGCTGAACATTGCCGGCGCGATCGTCAATCCGATCGAATACTTTCCGGGCCAGTTCCTGCGAGGTCGTATTGCTGTAGAGATTGCACATGCTTCACGCCCTCTCGTTGCGCCAGATCCATTTCTCGATCTTCTTGACTGGGCGGCGCACAGTCAATCCGCTCGCCAGTTCGGCCGCAGAGGGCACATGCCAGGTCATGGCGAGATATTCCCGGCTTCGACATCGGGAACAGGGCCACGGTGGATCGTGCGCTTCGTGGAACCGGTCGAGAACCTTCACCAGGTCGGACGCCCAGTAGTGCACGCGTCGGCGGCAACCGCCGCAATACACGGTCATCAGCATCCTGTCCGCCGCACAGTGATAGACCATGCGATTTCGGAACTTGTTGGAGGACGGGACGGCGGGCATTAGCTTCGGTGTGGAGAAGTATAGCTTGGAGATATGGTGCCGTCCGCCAGTTTTAGTTCGGGGAACGCGGCAAGAAAATCAACAGCCGGGGCAGGATCACGGAAATAAAAGGCCTCGCGATCGTTGAATATGGTGTGCCCGCCGGCGGAATGCCAAGCGTAGTCGCCTCTGCCGATGTTCTGGTCCAGCCATTGATACATTTCATCGAGTGGCCTGTGCTTCCCGATTTCGGGAAGGGCGACGATAACGCGGACGGGGAACGCGCGATCGTCGATTTTCTTCTGTGGCGTGGAGCGTCTCATGCCGCTGCCTCCGTCCGGCGAAGGTAGGGCCCTCGCTGAAATTGTGTGTCCGGCACGATGACATAAGTAGACGGCAAGACGACTCGGCCATTCGCGATCCGTCCGAATATTTCGTCACGGGCCGCATCGTCATCTGGGTTTTTTGATGACAGGGCATCGCCGACTACTGCCGCCTCCGGGAATATCTCCATGCGCATGACGCCGCCGTTATCTCGGCTACACCACCAGTTGCAGCCGGAGAGCCGCATCAAGCGCCCGATCGCACCGAGCAACGTCAGGCCGCCGAGAACATCTTCGCCCGGGCAGGAGGCGATGTTGAAAACCGTATATGTGACCATGTTCACACCTCTTGACGAATCAAGACCCAATGAGAACATAAGAGGAACATTTGAGTCAATATTGCGTCCGCGAGTGGTGTTTCGAGACGCAACGAGCGAGGCGGCATGAAATGGATTGAGGTGAAATGCGAGATGTGCAACCGGCACGGACGATATCGCCGGGACCGATTCTATGAGATTGCCGGCACGGATCATTCGCCAAGTGCGCTAACGAAGTTTGCGGCAGAAATGGGGTGTGAGAAAGCGATCGAGCAATGGCGGCAGTTCCATCGTTACAACAACCTGATCATGCACGATCGGTGCGAGATCCAATATTACAGGCCAGATTTGTGAGTGATGTTTATCGTCGCTCTCTACCTGCCAATTAAGAAAGTGTACTTATTCTTCCGGTCGCGGAAGTGTCGGCATGAACTCGTTTTGCAACTCTTTCTGATGTGCGCAGCAATGATCCGGTGGAAGGAGCGAAGGTCCAGAAAGTAATTTTATCAGCTCAGTTCGCAAAAGCCGCTCATCTTCCTTAACTTTCCTTTCGGGCTTCCGTGCTGAGAGAGCCTCATCAGTCGGGTGCAGTTCAATATGGAAGTGTCTGTGGTCGCCATCTTCAGGCGCATGACGCAGGGCCCCACGAGAGTTTGCTAGAATGTCAAAATTTATATGGCGGGCGTAGATATCGTAAAATCCAAGGTAATAGCTTCTTTTATCTATATCGGGCTCTTGGCCATATCTTTCTTTTAATCTGTCATTTTTCTGTATGGAAACAGATAAACCATAATCGTGAACGCCAGTTTCATCCTTGCATACATCCCAACCGGCGAGAGATAGAGCTCGAGAACTGTTGTCCAGGGGCGAGAATGTCAAAAGGGCAGCTTCATCAAAGCGATCTGCTTTCAAGCAGCTTGGGTGGTTTGCAAGCCTACAGAATCTGTCAGTTGGAAAGTTCATTCTGCAGTACGAGACCTTACTTTTAATGGAAAAATCTTCGTTACGTCATGAAGGCTTAGTTCGGAGCCTTCACTGATCTGTTCAATGCATCGAATTCCGGTAACGCCGTTATAAATTGTTCTCTCAAGTTCATCGTTATAAATTGTTAAAAACTGTTTAAAATCATTGAGTTTCCATGTCAGGGAAAGGCTGTCTTCCCCCTCTGGAAGAATTTTTGGATATGGTACATCAGCGAAATCCCTCAGGAGATTGATAACTTCAATTGCTCGCTGCATCACGTCGTTGCCTACATGAAAAGCATCTTCGGAATCTAGTTCAGACATATTTTGAAGTGCTGAAACGATTTCATGATACTCATGATTCCGCCAGTTGCTTACAGGACTAGGGTTCTCGGACGCTGCAAGCCAATATGTACTAAGAATATTACCATCCGTTGAATTCTCTGATATATTTACAGTTCCATTTGGGTTATTCACAACTGCTGATGAAAACATCGCGTTATCCTTTCAGAAATTCTAGATTCTCAGCGGAAATAGCACGAATATGCTCATCTGCAATTCGAGATATTATCTGTTTTTGAAGATCGAGAGAATAAGGCGCATCGTTTGGATTGGGCACAGTGTTAAAATCATACGTAATGCTGAGTAACGGGATCGTTTTGACGCTCTGGGCGCTTTGGGCTCCAGAAACTATAGAAAACTGTATGCTTTGTCCTTCAGTAACGGATAGTTGTATTACCCTGTTCATCTGCATGTTAAGTGCTTCAAAGCGACGGTTGATCTGAAAAAAATGATCTGAGGTATTGCTTAGATCAAGTTTAAACCCTGTGAAATCGCAAAATTTAGATTTTGCTTTATCAAGGGTTTCTGTTATCGAATTAACGACGACAATTAAGGATACGCGCCGTGAAACGGGCAGCCGTTTAGCTTGGTTTACAACGCCAGTTAAGAAATTTATAGCCTCCTCGGTGTTCATTAATGGCGGAGCGCCAAATGGATTTGAGCTTGAGGCAAGAGTCTTTTGAATTACAAGATCGATTCGCGCCCCTTGCCTTTGCACCTCAGCATCAAAATTTCCGATTGTTCCGCCGGCAGTTTCATAGAACGGAGACTGCGGAGTCGTGTTTTTAACCTGTGTGGAGCGATCAGGCTCCGTGCCAAAGAGATCAGAAAAAAGTTCTCGTGCTTGGCCTGCCTGCGTGCCCTGAACGAACCAGACCAAGCGCAAGTTTAATGAAGGTAACATAATCACTCTCGGTCGTTTGCTGTGTCTAACAGATAAATCGGTTTGGCTTGCTGGATGTCAAGGCCTTATTGTCCTTCGCAGCGTTCCGTCCAGGAACGGACATTGAGCAAATGGAGTATGTGGCATCTTTAGATAACCACTCGCCGCCCAGGACAACCCGCCACAACGAACTTAGACAATATCCTGCTATTGCCGCATCGCCCCTGCACGCTCTAACGCCTCAGCCAGCCGATCCCGCCCGGTGATCGCATCCAGCCGTTCCTGTAGCTTTGCGCGTGCCATCTGTTCCAGCTGCTTCTGCGACGGGCCGAGCTTGCGTATCGCGCCGGGAACTGACCGGCGGACATAATCCACAATCTCGCTGGCCGCACGATCCGGCACCGCGATCGACGGGTGACGCTGCAAGTTATCGATGACCAGGCCGACACCGGTATACAGCGCCCAGTGCAGTGCTTCGCGGTGCTTAGCCTCGATGTCGATCCGCCAGCGCTCGGGCAGGCGACGGAAAAACCACGCCAGCACCGCCAGAATCAGCCAGACGGCATAATCCACGATGATTGGTTGCAGAATGTTCTGCATGCTGTCGATGATGCTCATGACTTAACCTCCAATGGCTGCAAGACAGATGCGCTGTTCCGCAGCGCGGCGGTTCACGAGACCCTGCACGGTTTTTCCGCCAGCCTTGTTCCAGCGTGGCAATTCATTGCAGGCATCGCGCCATTGGCCCGCATTGGCGCGCTTCGCCAGCGTCGAGTTGCACGCAGCACCGGTGCCGACATTGTAAGACCAGGACACCAGCGCGACTTGAACGTCCTGGGGTTGCTGGGGCAGGGCAGGGATGCATTTCGTCAGCCCGTCTCGAAACGATGCCAAGGCGGTCATCAGCATCTTGCTGCATTCGGCCGAAGTGTAGCGGTCGCCCTGCTTGACGCCCCGCGTCTCGCCGTAACAGACAGTCCAGACCGGTGGGCTGGCAACGCGATCGAGATAGGCTTCCGTGCGTTCGCCTTCCCACGGGCCGACGAACGCGGCAGCGGCAGCGAGAACGGCAGCAGCGCCGGTTGTGGTCGCCGCTTTGCGTTTGGACGAAAACAGCGAGGCAATCCACGCCCAGAGCGCGGACAGGAATTGAGGCATGTTGTTCTCCATGATAAAGCCGCCCAGAACCTAAATTCTCGGGCAAGAATTGAATTGTAAAGACAAGGGTTTAGCCGTGTTGTGCCAAGTTTCGCGCGATTTCTTAGGGGAACCTGAACGCGCATGCGGCGTTGATCTTCTGCAATTGCGCACATGTAGAGAGTGGACGCGCGTCCTGTTTGATCAACCGCATTACTGAAAGGAGTAACGCGAGATGAACTGGGACATAATTCAAGGTAAGTGGCAGCAGTTTAAGGGCTCTGTGAAGCAGCAGTGGGGCGATCTCACCGACGATGAGATCGACCAGATTGCAGGAGATCGGGATAAGTTGACCGGGAAACTGCAAGAAAAGTATGGCTGGGCGAAAGAGGACGCCGATCGCCATATCGACGATTTTTTCCGCGACAAGTCATAACAAGCTAATTTACTGGGGCCTTAACGCGCCCCAGTTCAGCTTTCTCCGGCAAACATGGGCTAGGTCCGCGTGTTAAGCGCACTATCTATCCAGCATGACTATTCTTCGATTATACAAACGCCTGCGCGATATGCGTGACGAAGCGATCCGGCGTCCGGCTTACCGGGTTGTCTACACGCACGCCTTGACCGTCGCGCATATGGAGGGCCGGCTGATTGCCGACGACCATCCGTCTTGGGAACGAATCCACATTGCAATCAAAGCTGCGCGTGCCGGCGATCCCGAAGGATTGGATGCGATCGAACGTGAGCTCCTGCGGCTGCAGGAATAGAAACAGGGCGATCTTCGAGACGATTGAACGTCGCGCGAATGGCTCACTGTCCTCGATCAAGCCGAGCCTCGATCTTTCGCAACGCATCGAGGATCAACACCAGTCGCTCATCCTGCCGAGCCGACATCTGCTCGACTGTGCGGATTCTGGTTTCATGCGACTGGGCGGTAGACTGGAGGCGCAACAACTCGGTATCGAAGTTGCTTGCCCTCTCGCTCAACCGGCCACCCCAGACGAATAGAGCGGAAGCCATTCCGATCGCAGTAAGGATCGTGCCGACAAGCGATATGATGTTACCGAATGAGATAGTGGCGTCGATTCTCGGCATTGCCGGTTCCTTTCAGGCATGAAAAAGCCCCGCGCGAGACGGAGCTGATGAAACGTCGCTAAGTTGCGGACACAAAGAACTAGCCGACATGCGCTTGCATAACGTGCAGTCATGGGCGAATTGTCGCCTATGGCTAGGATCGGTATGACCCATGGATGAATTCAAAGACGCGCTTGAAAAGCTGGCGAATAAGCGCGCTTTGCGCGAGGTGCGGGAAAGGCGGAAGATCCAGAAGGATCTGGCGAAGGGCCTCATGGATGATCATGCAGATGATGAGTCCGAGACTAAATCGCCGCCGGGTTCGAAACGGACCATGGTCCGGGCCCGTCTGAGAATACAGCTCGCACCATTCCGATATGACGTCCTGTCGGCGGTGCGGAAAACCTGTGCTGCGTAGCTGACACTGCTTCGGCGACCGGAATGACCAGGCTGTCAAACTCCACAATCGCCACCTCATACGACACGGGACCTGCTACGGGCGCCCATGACAGAAGCATGTCACTGCCCGAGGGGCTCCACCCTGTGATCACTGGACCCGATCGCTGATTAAGAACGGACGTTTCCTGCAAAATTCCGGTCGCGATTACCTCGTGCCCCAGATTGGTCGGATGGATGTTGTCGTCTGATATGACGCCCTGACCCACAGTTATGTTCGAAAACTGAACCTGTCCGTCAGTATTTGCACCGTCAACCGTGAGCATAAGGTCATAGAACTCCGCTCCTTCCGGAGATGTCCCTTCATTGGTGAATATTTGAACAGACGTGTCCGAAAGCGTAATGTAATCGCCACTGGTCGTGGAAATTACGGTGTCGGGGTTCTCTGAGCTTAGCCAGCGGATTTGAATTCGCGCGCGTCCGGTCGTTCCTCCGAGACGGCGAATATCGGCTGAAATCCACAACTCGCCCTCCGGAACGGGTGATATATTGCCCCCCTGATTGTTGGACACCGTTGTAAGCGTCCCGACATACGTCGCTGAACCATCCCCTATATCCCAGACGGCATTGTCTGAAAATGTGGACATGTCGTAGGGAGACCCGTTATCGCGCATGTAATCTCGCATGTGCGCATAGCTGTCGAAATAAAGGGTGCCGAATTCCTCCGCCACGTCACGCGCGGCGGTCACATATTCCTCGAAGCCTGCGCGGGTCTGGCCAGTGAAGCCCTCCGATCCGGTTTTCAAACCAATATCGGTTATATAATGCGGCCCGACGATAAGGATCTGATCGCGCCGGTATCCGTCGCAAAGCAAGCCGGCCAGAACCTCCCGGTAATCGTTCTTATAAGCTGCGGCATTGAAGGTACTTGGGGCCACGGTGTAGCGGGCATCATTGAAACCATAGGCAAATAACGCGAAGTCTTTCTTGCTGCCGCCCGTGAAGAGACCGCGAAAACGGTCACGGCCGTTGTTGTTCAGCGGCACCTCACCTGAGCCATTGCTGTTTTGCAGGACCGTGCCGCCAATGCCGTAATTCGTGACCGTCGCTCCCAGTGCGGAAGCAACGCGATTCAGGAACCGGTTAGACGCCGGAGAAGCGTTCGCGCCAACTGTAAAGCTGTCACCGATACCGGGCAAATTCGTGAGCCTCGACGGCAATGCTGACCCGCTCAACAATGCGTTAAGGGCCGTTTGCAGGCGAATTTTTTCAACACCGGCAGCATGTTCCATGGTGGAAATCACGCTTTCTGCAAACGCCTCCGGCGAGGTCGAGCCGGAGGGGATATAGGTCAGTCTATATGTCCCGGTGTTGATCGTCGCTGCCCGCAGATAAGACACTCCTGCGGGGATGGTAACGGAAGCGGATAGGCTCTGGATCGGCCCGGACCCGGCGGGATCGGCGACCAAGCCGTCTGCAACGTAACCCTGATTGGAGTCGTAATAGGCGATGGCTGCGCCCTGATCGCGGTTGATGCCGCCGACATATTCGACAACCTGGCCCGCTCTGACCGGGATGAAATCGGTATAGGTCCAGCTTGCCGAGGCACTGGCAATCTGCCCGTTCCCGATCGTCAGAAAGCCTTCCTTGTTGGCATTCTCGAAACCGTCGACGGGTGCGCCGACCAGAGATATGGAGCTGCGCAGGCCTGCAATCGTGGCTGTTCCGACCGCGCCGGACTGAATGATCCAGCGCCCTGCCTGCTGACGGACAAGAAGCGCGGCCCCCAGCTCAACATCATCTGCGGTCGCCTGTGCGGTGTTTTTCTCAAGGTAGATCGGCAGGGGGGTATACCCGTTGACCTGTAGCGACAGAGCGCCCTCGGCATCATTGGGAACGACAACCAGCGCCTTGGTTCCTGCACCGACTGTCAGTTTCGCGCTCAGCGAAGCGCCTGCCATGTCGGCAGTGATCAGCGTATTCCCATCCGTCACCGTGGCAGCCTGATTGATCAGATGGATAATTCCGGCCTGCGAAAGCGCCGGCCTCTGTTCCGTTCCAACTGCCCCCGAAACGATGCACCAGTTTCCCCCACGACGATCGAGCAGGATGGTCGATCCGGCGGTGACATCATCGGCGGTCAGCTGGCGATCGTTCTGCTCGGTCCTCAAGGGGCGTTCGTCATCACCCACGGTTTGAAGGCTCAAAGCGCCAGATAAGGTGCCCGGCAGAAAAATACGGACAGTTGCACCACCGCCTATCGAAACGCCCTTGGTCGCCAAACTCTCGGGGATTTCAGCAGTAATCTTCGTGGAGCTTTCATCAGGTGCAACAACCGCGGCGATGTTCGACAAAGGAATGACGCCCAGTTGATTATCAACGTCCTGACGGGAAGAAATTTCCGCATTGAGCAGATTCAAATCGGCCTTACCGCCCAACTGGTTGAGGATGTCCTGAAGCGCGTCGGGATCGCCCATAGCCTGCAGGATGGCGATCAGCAGCTCGCGCAGGCGAAACTTGGCCGGGTTGTGGATGCCGCTGCGGGGATCGCCGATCGGCAGCGGATGGCCAATGGGCGCATTCGGCTTTCCATCACCGGTATAGCGCTCAAAATCTCGCAGAACTTCATTGATCAGTGCAACGGACATGTGGCCTCACAGCAAAAAGCCCGCACAAAGGCGGGCGATTATCGGGTTGTTTTTCGAGATGTCAGACGGTGACGGCTTCCGGACCGGCTGGCGCTGAGCTTACGGATGACGGATTCAGGGTCACGGCCCAGTAATGATACGTGCCAGACGCGAGCGCCTGATCGGTATAGTTGGCCGGCTGGCCTTCAAGCCCGTCGACCACCGCGATCAGGTCCGCCGTTCCGAAATCATTCACCGTGTTTCGGTAGATGCGCGTCCGGTAGAAATCGGCGGCCGGGTTGATCCAGTCCAGATACACATCACTGCCGGTGACCATCGCCCCAAACTCTGAAGGTGGGGCAGGGGGCGTCGGATTGGCGACGACTGTGACGGTGCCGGCCGAAATCCAGCTTCCCCGACCTTTCCAGCGAAGGCGCACGGTATATTGCTGGCCATCATTCAGAATGCTGGTTTCGGCGCGATACCCGGCGACAAGCATTTCCGACCAGCCGGCGGAATTGTCGGACGGTAGCGGAGTTCCCTCAGCCACCTGTGCCCGCAGTTCCAGATCATCCCGGCCCGGATCATTGAGGCGGGCCACGAGCTTGACCCCGGTCACACCGGATGAAAGCTGTGTCAGTTCCTGGGTGAGCGTGATGCCCTCCAGCGGGGGCGGCGTGTGGATCGGCTTGCTCATCTCGCTCACACTCGGAGGGATGGGCCTCTCCATTGCCGTGGTCCAGGGATAGGGATTCTCGATGCTGGCGATGCCGATTTCGCAGAAGCTGTCCGGGATCGAGAAGCTGTGCGAGGTGACCTCGAAGACTGCATCGAGATCGAATTCCGGGGCCTGCACGCGGATGGTGTGGATTCCGTCACCTTTCGGGAAGCGGGCCTTCAGGCCAACCAGGTTCGTCCGAATTTTTCCGACCTGGTCACGGCGGTCCTTGGCGAACTTGATTGCCATCAGGCGTTGCAGCTGTGACCCTGATGGACACATTTCCAGATCCAGCTGATCTGCTCGCCGCTCCTGGGTGAGCAGCGCAACCAGATCCTCGATGTCGTTTACTGGTGTTGGTTGATATGCATGATCCGGGCTGACGAAGGATCCACCCAATGTGTTGTAATCGGTAAATGGATCAAAGCCGTCCTGCATCTCGACCGACAGGATGTCTTCGGCGGTGATGGTGACATCTGGTTCCGACCATGCGCCGCCGAGGATACCGATCTCGCCTTCTGCCGTCTCGTATATTTGCCCGTCGCATGTCGCGAGCATCCGGGCTGTGACATCCTTCAGCGGATCGTCAAGGCTGTAATAGCCGGAGAGCCGATACCGTGGCTCATTGCCGCCCGCCGCCAGGGGAACGGCCTGATCGCATAGATTCACGAATGCCGACCAGCTGGCCGAGGATAACCGCGCGGGAAGAATATTCCAGCCATCCGGGTGGGTCAGAAGATCGCGAATGCAGAGGCCGGCATTTTCGGAATAGGTCAGCGGGCCGGCGAGGCTCGGGACCAGTGATCCCTTAATCTCAACCTGAACATTGGTATGCGGTCCCTTCGGGAAGAATTCCTGAAAATCCTCGTCAGCAGGATCGCCGAACACAGCATAGAATGTTGCCTGACCCTGCAAGCGATGATCATCCGTCCAGAGTGTGGGGAAGGTGTCGATCACCCGTTGATAATCGCCACCAGAACCGCTTCCGTTCCGGAAGAACAGCTCGGTATAGCGGTTCACCTTATCTTCGGTATCCAGCGTCACCGGCTCACCATCGACCCAGAAGCCGATCAGGTCATTGACCCGGCCATGATGCGCAACGACGATCTGGTGCAACTGCCCGTTATTGGCCTCGAAGAACGCGCGCTGCCCGCCGAGAAGATTGCGGCCATAAGCCCGTAAACGTGCGGCATCGGTCTGGCTGATCGTGGCCTGCACCTGTTGGCGCGGAATGCTCGGGCTGTTCAGGGCGGCTCCAGCTAATGACCAGAGCGCGCCGCGCCCGATGGTGAAGATCGCACTGGTCACCGCAGGCGACAGGCCGAAGAGCGAGAACGCGCCCGCGCCGGGAAGGACGAATGCAGTGATCAGCGTGAATACCGCCATTATTTTACCCAGGCTCTTTCCGCCAGGCGATAGCCGAGCCGTGACAAGTCGATCCCTTCCGCACCGGTTGACATCTGGATCAATCGCGCACCCTTATCCGTCGCCCATTTTTCGAAGGCTTTCAGCAGGCGGAGGCCCGAACCATCGGACGCATACCAGCCGAGTTCCGTTGCGATTGGCTCCGGGCTGATGACCGTGCAACGGATGACACCCGCGATAAATCCGCCCTCCGATACCCAGACAGCACCATCAGGGCTGCTGATGAGTGCTGCGACAGTCTTGGCGGTATGCGCCCGGTTGACGGCCACAGGACCGTTCACGGCGACGGTCAACGCCTCAATCATATCCACCACGCGCAATATATCGGTGGCGCCTGCCGGCCTTATCCTCGCCATCGGGTCTCGTAATCATTCGCGTAGATCGGCAAGCGCTCCAGCCCCCTGTCACCCGGGTAGCGGGATTTCTGATCGGCATCGCTCCAACGACCGCGTGGCGCCGCGTTGCGGCGGAAGAACAATCCTTCGGCTTCAAGGCGGATTGTCCGTTCACTGGGGCCGTTCGCAGACCATGGCATGCGTTGCATCGTGCCACTGAACATCGAAAATGGCGAACCGATTGGCTGACCACGCTGAATCTCCGAGGAATCAATCGAAACATCTTCCATCGCGAAGAGCTGGTCATAAACGGTCACTGCGCGATCCCGAACGCGGGATTTGGCCGCAAGGGCCAGAGCCAGAATTTCAGGTGTCGCGGCGAGCTCGAATGTCACCTGCTCTGCCGAAATAGAATATGACGTCCTGATCGGACTGATACTGATCAGATCACCAAGGCCTTGCCAGATAAACCCGCCCGCCGGGAGATCGCCATAGCCAGACCACCAACGCTTCGGTGCATCGAGGAAATCCATGAAGACAAGGGCAGCCTGGCCGACCCGACCACTGCGCAGGAATTCATCCGGGATGGCAAGAAGATCGTCACGCGCGGCCATCAGATCGCTTCCTCGAAATTACATGTGACGATGGCTCCGATCTCTTTGCTTTCCGGGAACTGACCTTCCGTTTCGGAAACGAACCGCATCCGGCAGACCGGCTTCTCGATCTCAACCCGTGCGCCTGCCGTGACGGCCTCACGCAGCGCCGGCGTAATCATGAGGCGATGGGTATTCGCGTCGGGCTGCCAATGTGCCTGTACCCGGTAGAGACGTTCCCCGATGCTGAAATCCTGCCCTGGGCGAATGCCGGTCGTATTGCCAAGGGTGACATCGATCTGCATGGCTCGCAGCGGCGCGTTCGCGGCCACAGTCATTCGCTCAACATTCCCGTTCTCGAAGCCGAAATGTTCCCAGCTCTGCGCATGGGCAATGCCGGCTGCGTCACCGAAACCCAGATCATGACCATCACGGTCTTTCGGGCGGAACATTGAAAGCGCCGGAACCAGCGTTGTTCCGACCCGGCCTTCCATCTGGGCGAGAAATGCGCGCCATTCCAGCGAGTCCGCCTCGCCGATAAGCTGAAATGTCGCTGCCGCAATCCAACGGCCGCGCATTGTCGGCACAATGGTTTCTGCGCCACTGATGGAGCGTTGCGGATCGAGAGACATGCCCACGGGATAAAACTGCACCTCTTTGAAGAGTTGCTGATGAGGGAAGGTAACCTGCATTATGGCCGCCACCGCTTGTCGTGGTTGTTCATAACCTCGGGCACCTGGGCCAGAATTGAAGGCGCGGCCTCAGCGACAATCTTTCCCGCCTCGTTTCTGACGATGGCGCCAAGCGCGCCCGTCGAAGGATCCATGGTGATCGCGACATTCAGGCTATCCTGCGCCGCTTTCTCCGCCATCCGCATCGATACGTCATGAGGAATGACCCGGGTTCCGCTCGGAAGATCGACGATTTCACCGCCGCGCTCATTTATTTCCGCCAGCCCGCCGCTGAAATTTCTCACGCCATTGGCAAAGCCCGGGATCAGGCCGGAGAGAATTCCGCCCGTGGGATTCAACCCGGCACCGCGTAGCGCTCGGGTCAGACCATCGCCGCCAAGGAAATTCGTGAACAGGCTTCCGATCCCGGAAGCGAGCAGATCCCGGCCGAGTTGCTTCAGAACATCGCCGATGTTTCTGGACTTGGTGATGATGTCCGCAGCGGTATCGCCGAATCTCTTACCGAGCGTTTCGGCATTCTTCGATGCGTCATCAAGTGATTTGCCAAGCTTGTTGACACCGGAGGCGGCATTGCCTGAAGACCGGCCAGCGCCGCCCGCCGCATCTGCAGCACCGTTTAATGCGCCACTATAGGTCTGCGCTGCCCCGGCAGCTGCTGCTGTCCCCTCGGCAACCTTGTTCAACTCGCCGAGCTTCGCGATTGCAGGTCCGAATGCATCTTTGACGACAGCTCCGGCCTCGGCCAGTTTTGCTGCAGCATTGCCCGCAGCTGTAGCGGAGGCATCCAATGCGTCGTTTCCGGCTTTCGTCGCGGACGCAATCGGTCCGGTTGCGAGTGCATTGGCGGTTTCAACGGCACCGATCGCCTCAAGACCAACCTTGAAGAACGTCAGGAAATCCGCCCAGGCATAGGACAGGTCGGAAATGAAACGTTGGAATTCGGATTTCACCTTCAACCAGACAGCCGAGAGCGCCGGTGGAATGGCTTGCGCGCTGTCCTGGATGCCTTGCCAGACGAGGCCGGCGACTTCACCCAGAAGGGTCATGGCATTGCCGAATCCGCCAGCGGCACCGACCAGCTCGACGAACTTTCCGACCAGGTAACCGGCTGCAACCACGGCCGCCCCGATCCCGGTCGAGATAAGGGCCGTGCGCAGTCCACGTAACGCAACGCTCAGCAACTTCACCGCCGCGCCGGCACGGGCAGCCGCAAGTGACTGCGCGCCCAGTGCCATGTTCAGGGCAACCATGGACTGCCAGGCAGAAATCATGGATTTGACCGCTGTGACGCCCAGTGCAACCGCATAGCGCGTGGCGAACATGGCCGCGACCACGGCGGCAGTCCCGGCAATAGTGCGCATGACATCTGCGATCGTGTCGGCATGCTGGTGAAAGAACATCGCCGCTCCGGCGACAGCCGCCGCCATGGCCCTGATCGCTGGAACGGCCTGCGCACCGATGGTGTTCCTCATCCCGTCAACTGCCATGCGCATTTCCGAAACAGCGATCTTGCCTTCGTTCAGCTTGCCGATCATCTCGTTGCTCATGATCGCACCCATCTTCTCGGCGCGATCGGCATATTCGGCCATTGCCTTGCCGCCGTTTTTCAACAACGGGATCAGCAGGGTGCTGTCGGATGCCATCGCCTCCATATAGAAGGTGAAATCCTGCTGGTTCACATTGGCCTTTTGCAGGCTGGACACGTAGAGCTGCAAGGCATCCGCACCGGACAGGTCCCGGAACATATCGGCGGTGACGCCGACCTTCGGGGCGATCTTCTCGAAGAAATCCGCCATCGGGCCGCCACCGGTCTGGACGAAATCGCCGACCCGATCATTCACATCCTTCAGGATGTCTGCCAGTTTCTCCTGCTCGATGCCGACGGTTTTTGCGCCTGCCACCCAACCTTGAAATTGCGCAGGCGTGGTTCCTGCCACCTGCGACAGCCGCTCGACTTCCGCAGCGGCATTCATCGCTGATGCCCCCATGGCCACAGCGGCGCTGCCGAATGATGCAGCCAACCCTGCCGCGATCTTCCCCGCCATCGCCGCGAAGCGCGACAACCGACTATTGGCCGAGCCCATCCCACGCTGGAACTGGGCATCGTTAAGGCCGAGATTGACCCGCAACGCACCGATGACAGAAGATGCCATTACTTCTTCTTCCTCTCTGCATAGTCCTTCCACGCTGCAAGCTGTGCCTGCCAGGTCGTGGCTTTGGACGCGGCTTTCTTCTCCGCCGGGATGAATTGATTAAGCCGGGGTATCTTTTGGGCGCGCGTCAGTACCGCAGTGAGCCAGGCAGCCCAGGCCATTTCTTTCGCTTCGCGATCGAGCCGCTTGTGGGCGCCCCGCATATGGATCTGATAGAGGCGCGGTGTCAGCTGCCAGAAGGCGTCGGGGTTGAACCCTGCCGCAATATAATTTTCCAGCAGACCGAGGATTGTTACGCCCGAGCCTTGGTCGGGCGCATCCGGTTTCCCGGTTTCGTCTCCGGTTTCTCGGCCTCCGCCGCAATGACGGCAGTTGCGCGCTGGATCGCATCGGCATTCTCGCTCAGAATACTGCCTGCCAGTTGCAGTGTCATGTCAGGGTGACACTGGCGCAGCCCGGCCCACATCAGGGCGCGGGTATCCGAAGCCGACAGATTTCCGGCCTCCATTCCCTCAAGTTCGGTCAGAGCGTTCTTACCGGTCTCGCTCTCGAAATCGCACAATGCGTTGAAATCGAGAACCATAGTGAAGGACTGCCCCTCATAAGTCAGCCGTATCTCGCCTTTGAAACCATTCGCCATGATCATCCCTCCTCGCCGGTCGTCACAGGTTCGGTTACCGAGCCCGCCGCCTTGGCGACCTCCGGACCCGGAGTGATCGTCACCGCGCCGGTAACCTGGAATTCAACGGTGGCGGTCATGCGATCATCGACGGGGACACCTTTCGAATAGCCTGAGACCGAGCAGTTGAACGCCACAACCGTGGCGTTGGGGTATTCGATTTCCGCACCGACCACGCTGCCTGAGGTGATCAGGGCCTCGATCAGCAGATCGGTGGCTGATCCCGGAACGAAGTTCATCTCGCAGGATGCCGTGCCGTTGTCGCCGAGCGCGGGAATGTATTCGCGCTTGCGACCGGGTGATTTGAAGCTTGTCACCTCGACCTGGTCGATCGACGCCTCAGGTGGCGTCACGCTGTAAACCTCGGCCAGCGGTGTGAATTCGGCCGCAGCCGGCGTGGGTTTGATGCGGAACTCTGTATCGTAACCGATCATTGCGTCGCTCATGGAACCCTCCAATGGGTGCTGAAGATGGGGAATGTGATGAAGGGCAGGTCGCGCCCTTGCATCATGGTGCGGGAGGCAGGGACGGGATTTTGCGGAAGGAGGTCAGGCGGAAACTCATCACCAGCGTGGCGACGTTGCTGTGACCGTCCGTATTGGTGACCACAGACAGGTCCTCGAGAAAGCAGCCTTGACGGATTTTGAGAAAGCTGTCCGAGACAATGGCTTCAATCAGTTCGCTGTCATCATCGAGCTGATCTTCCACGTCATCGTGGCCGAGGCGACGGACAACGACCTGCAGAAGCGTGCGACAGGTGACGGATGGTTTGCCAGGCTGCTCACGGCGTTCCTGCGGCGTCAACACGCCAATCACCGGCAGAGTCTGGTCGTCGATCGAACCAGCCCAGACCTTGAGCCGAGTGAAACTCGCGAACCGGCTATGCGCGGTGAGTGCCGCAAGTGCGACCTGACGGTATTGCGATCGATAATGCGCCATATCAGCCACCCGCAGCGATTTGCAGTTCACAGATGAAAAAAGCGTCCCGCGCGGGGGACCCGGTATTATGGACAACCATCACCCGGAATTTTCGCCCGTCGGGAACCGTAACCTGATCTCCGCGCGCCACCGCCTGGGCGAGATCACGTGCCACCCGCCAAGTCGGTGCCTCAATCCTGACGATCTGACCATCAGCCCCGTCAACCTCGATCGGACTTTCGCGAAAGATCGACTGGATCTCGACGGCAGGGCCATTGGCGGGATGCCAGGTGACGGGGGCACCGAACACATCGGCGAGGATCCCCGTCATGCCGTCAAAGACGGAAGTCATCAGGTCGCGGCTGCCGCCGGTGCCGCGCCATTCAGACGGACCATGCCGGTGGGCGAGGGGTTGGCCGCAACGGCAACAGCAGCACCGATCAGGACATTACCGGTCGCCGCCGTGGTCGCAAGTCCGGTCGAGGATACATAGATCGCCTGACCTTCAGTCCATGCCTGGGCCGAAACCTTGGACAACTCGTGAACCCCCTCAAGGGCCAATTCTACCGGAGCACCGGAGGCCGCGTCGAACTGCGCGACTCCAACCAGCATTCCAACCTGTACCAGCGCTCCGCTGGTCACCGCACCGGGCGCGGTCAGGGTGACCACATGACCCGGCTGAACGAAATTCTTTGCCATGACTATTTTCCCTTCATGATGCATGAATGACGAAAGGACGCCTGCGGGCGCCCTTTCGTCATCTGGATGTCGCCGCCCGATCAGGCGCCGGCGTTCTTGAAGCCGCCACGGAAATCGGTAGCGCCACAGCCGAAATCGAGTTCGACCGAATAGGCGACACCCTGCTGGCCGAACGGCTCATCAGTGCGCAGGCGCGGACCTTCTTCGCCCTGCAGATAGCCGTACATGAACACGGGAACCTCCGATGGGTCCGCGAACATGTACCAGGCATTGCCGGTGATATAAGGTGTCGTCGCCGGGTTAAGCTTTCCGACATAGGGGTTGACGTTCGATGCCTGCGCAGCCTGGATCGGAGCCAGAAGTTGCATGGCCTCGAATTCCTTGTCGGGACCAGTCAGCAGGATTCTCGGCTCGACGGCCAGGAAGGATTCACCGGACACGCCCTTCCGCTTCCGCATTGCGGCATATCCGGCCGACACGCCCGCCGGAGTAATTGCGGAGGCCGTTCCGGCCTTGGTTCCATCGGTGGTATTGAAGACCCGGCGACCGGTTTCCAGAAGCGTCGGGCCGTCATTGCCCGATCCCGACAACATCATCGCGAAGAAGGTTGCGTCTTCGAAGGCCGCCACCGCGCGCCCGCGGGTGTTGATGATCCTGTCGATGGCAGACAGATCGTCATTCACCATCATCTGGCGCGTGATCCGGAATGCGCGGGCATAGGCGACCAGGGCCACGCTTTCCTTCTTGTCGCTGACGGTGCCGTACTTGATCTCTCCGGATTCTTCGACAGGCAAGAGCGTCGGCCAGTCGCCCACTTGCGCGATCGGATGGGGACGGAAATCGGTGAAGTCAATCCGTTCGGCAATAGCGCGGTAGACCGGTTGCGCAGCGGCATAGGCCGTCGCGAGACGCTTGTTCATGGCGTTCTCGAAGACGGCGGGGAAGTCGCTGGTGGTATGCGACGAAAACGCCATTTCGATTGCGCGCTGCTCACCTCCGCCGCGCGCGACGCGATCGCGACGGCCCATGCCGGCCATCGCCATTTCGGCAAGGGTCATCGACATGTATTCGCGGCCAGGACCACGAACGTCGCCGGTCCGGGACATGCGCGCGACGATCGCTTCTTCAAGGCCCTGCCGGCGCGTTGCACGCTCATCACGGATGATGCGGGCACTGGGACCGCGACCATTGATCTTCACCTTCTTGTCCCCTTTGCTGGTCAGTTCGGCATAAGCCTGTTTCGGCGTCAGGCCGCGATTGACAAAATCGGCCGCGCGATCCGGCGCACCATGAAGTGCGCACATATTGACCACGGCCATGATCTGCGAGGCGCTTGCCTTGGGAGCATCCTCATCTTCTTCCGCCTCAGGATCGTCATCGTTTTCGGCCTCTGGCTGATCACCTTCGGCGCGAGCTTCCGGATCGACCTGATCCTCATCACCCTGCATCTCGGTATCGTCTTCCTCGATCGCCGCGATGTCGTCGTCTTCAGCGACCGCACTGGCCGTCATTTTGGATTTCGGCATAGGTTTCCCTTTCTTGCCACTGGTGAAATTGGGCCCTGCCATCATGGCAAAGACCTCGGAGCGTTGCCGGTCGCGAGACAATCTTCCCGAGACGGCTTTCAGATTGGCAGGTGCGTTTCGATACAGGCCGTAATCGAATGCGGCGGGTTCGATCTGATCGCCGTCATCATCGGATGCGGTCGCAAAGCCCGCATCAACGGCGCCGGGCCCATCGAAATATGTTTCCGATTTCATGATGGCGCGGGCTTCGTCTACGGTGATCCCGGCACGCTTGGCGTAAATCCCGGCATAGGCGGTGGCGATGACCCCAAGACCCTTGGCAGCATGCAGATGGTCTTCCTCGGTACCGCGCCCGTCGATCCACCAACTGGCCGGGTCATGGACCATCATGATCGAGCCGAGAGACATTGTGATGGAGTCGCCCGCCATCGCGATCAAGCTGGCGGCGGAGGCCGCGATGCCCTCGACCACGATATCGACCGGGCCATCATATGCGCGCAGTGCCGTGTAAATTGCCTGACCTTCGGTCGCGATCCCGCCGCCCGAGTTGATCCTGACCGTTAACGGGCCACTCATTCCGGCCAAGGATTCACGCACCGTTTTTGCCGTGAAAAATTCCTCATCCCAGAAAGACGAGCCCACTGTTCCGTAAAGCAGAAGTTCGTTCATCGTATTCTCCTGATCTTGCCTTCGGCTTGCCCGGCGCGCGCGCGTGCCTGCATTTCCTCGATCACCTCTTCGACGCCGATGCCTGCCGAAGTCTGGCGTGACACATCCGCTCGCGGATCGCTGTCGAATGGCAGCTGCAGGCGATCCGCCTCATCACGATCCTGCGCGATTTCCTCCAGCAGCCGTTCGGGATCGATCCCAAGCTGGCGAATGACCTGCTGGCGAGAGGCAAAGCCTGAGCGCACCGCTTCGCGCAGCGCGGAGAACTCGCGCGCGGGATCGACGATGATCTTGCGCGGAGGCACCCAGGACAGGTCGAGGTGATCCCAGATATCTCCAGGCAGACCCGCATCGGCCAATTCTTCTCCATCGACGGACTGCCACGCCTTCACGAACAGCGAGGCCAGCGGCTGCATCATCTGCGGGATCAGCATCAGATGCTGCCAGGCACTGATATTCTGATCCATTTCCAGCCGTCCCATCCGGGCAGAACTGAAATTGACCTGGCTAAGATCGCCAGTCAGAGCCTCGTAGGTCACGCCCATGTCCGCTGCGACCGAACGCAACAGGTTTCGGGTGAACTCGTCATAGCCATCGACGCCGGGAGGTTCGGCGAACCTGACCTCTTCCGCGTCACCCAGATCATAGATCAGCCCCGGAGCCAGTTCCGTGAACTCCGACGCCTTCGACTCGTCGCCCCCGATCCGAAAGGCCGCGAAACAGGCAGATATCTTCTGGCGCATTAACTGCGCATCACCGAAATCGCCCAGGTCCTGAAGTCGCATCATCACCGGTGCAAACCATGTCACGCCGCGATTCTGGCCGGGCCGGTCGAGGCGATAGACATGCCAAACCTCATCCGCCGGGACGCGCTCCGATACGCCCGATCTGGTATGCGGCGACCAGTCCGCCCCCGGATGCTCGGGGAACAGCCAATAGGCCGCACGTCGTCCGGCAGCATCGAATTCGATCCCTTCGCGGATTTCCGCACCGTCCGATGTCCAGCCATAGCGCCCGGTATCGAGATAATCCGGTTCCAGGACCTCGATCTGGAATGGCAGCCCGCCCGGCACATCCTCGCTATGCAACCGGATCAGCACCTCGCCAGATTCGACAATGGTCCGCATGGCCAGCTGTTGCAGACCATACAGGTTCAGGCGACCGGCCCGGTCGATCAGGCAGCTGTCGAGATGCTGTTCAATCCGGCGCAACCCGCGCTGGCGGATGCGCTTGATCACCTGATCGTTCAGATCGGGATAGGCGCAAGTGACCTTGGGAATGATCCCGTCGCCAACCACGGCACCGGTGATCACCGTTTGCGCCCGTGCCGCGAATGGCGTGTTGCGCACCATGTCGCGACCGAAAGCCGCCATCCGGTCCCGGCCACGCGCAGCACCATCCGCATCCGTGCGCGATGCACGCAGACTGGATGTCCGCCGGCCAACCTTGGCTGCATCGTAATGGGCGGTGATCGCCAGTCGGGCGCGGGCACGGCGAAGGCCCCACTGCGGTGCCACCGCCGCAATGGTCTTGTCGATCAGGTTCATCAGATCACCCTTTCCGGAATGCCGGATATTGCTGGCGCGAGACGGACACGAGGCCGAGATCGCGTTCCATCATGGACTTGATGCGCATCATCTCATCCAGGCTGCGATAGGCGACCTTTTCACCATTCACTTCGAGGTTGGTGACGCCTTTGGCGATCATCATCACCAGCGTCTGGTATTGCTGGATCGTCCAAGGTGTGGTCACAACCATTTCCCCTTGCGATTGCCGAGCCATCCACCTGGCTGCGGTCTGGTTTCCTGCGCGGCTTCAGCCTCCGGTGACTGTTCCGGTTGCGGTTCCACCGGCATGGCCCGTTCGGACAGCGGCACTACCGGCATGGCCGCATCGAACAGGTCTCCCTGATCTTCTGGCGCGGCAACGCCGCGAGCAGCCTCGAGGACATCCCACTGACCATCGGTCATGGCCGTCCAGCCTTTCTTTCGGGCGGCGGCCTCGGAATAGATCATCGTGTCGAGGCACTCATTGCGCCGCGACGGCTCGACCAATTCCCAGCGCGACACCATCACGCCCGAGGGGGCGCGTTTCAGCACCCGCACTTCGGAGGTGATCTGGCGATAATATTCATCGCCCAGATCACGGGCGAAGGAGACGAAACCGCGTTCTTCAGGATCTTCCTTGGCCAGCCAGGCGTAGAAATCCGCCTTCATCTGGCTGACATTCAACATCCAGCCGCGCTTCTGACGCTTGATCACCCGACCATTGGCCCGGCGATCCGATTGCGGGCGCAGCGTCGGACCATTGGCCGAGGACGATCCCTTGATCAAGATCACCCGCGTCCAGGGATATTTTTTCGCCCAGTCCCGCACATCCTCGGTAAAGGCCCCCTCATCGACCGCCATCATGTCCAGCGGCAATCTCAGCCCCAGTGTAGTGCGCCATGTCGATTTCAGCAGCGCGTCCAGGCCGGCGCGGCCTTCGTCATCGCCGATATGATGCGGGATGATCCGATGGTCGATCACCCAGCGACGATAATTGCGCCCGTAGGCGCAGATCGTCACCTCGATCCGATCCGCCTGACAATCGACCCCGGCGGTCAACAGCACCCCGCATGCCGGAACGATCGATCGAGCCAGCACCTGCGTTTCCTCGGCATTCTCCGTCCGGTCGCGCAGCTTTTCCCAGTCCGGGCCTTTCGAGGCCTGCTCAAATGGTAGCCCAAGGACATCGTTCCAGAAAGTCTGCTCGGTTTCTTCCTCGACGCTCTCGCGCGTCTCGTCCTCGGTTTTGATGTCGGCCTGGACACCGGTCCAGCCCATAACCTGGGCGAACTCGACGGCGATCGAGGCCCAATCCCGCTGCGGCACATACGCCCGCCAAAGGTGAAACCCCGGATGATCGCCACGAGGATTATGCGCGATCCACTTTCCTGCCGCCACCATGGCGGTTTTGTGCGCGTGAGAGATGGCCTCGTTGCACGCCTCACACGTGAAATGCGCGGCATGCAGGTTTTCCGGGTCAATATTCTTGCGGAAATTCTCCCAGGTCAGCGGCGCCATGTTACCGCAATGCGGGCAGGGCACGTGATAGAACATCTGAGTCGAACGGTTGAACGCACGTGTGATCCGACATGTGCCAGCGATCTGCGGAGTGGAAATCCGGCCGATCTTGGCATCCTCGAAACCCGAAGCGCGGCTGGCGGCCAGCTGCTCGGGATCGCCCTTCGGCGTCATCTCGAATTTGGCCACGTCATCCATGATCACGAGGCGGCGTGTCGTGCCGGCGAGATCGTCTGGCGACCCGGCACTGACCACTTTGAGCGACCCGTCCCGACGCAGGGTTTCCTGATTGGACAACGTGTCTGTTTGTTCTCCGCGACCTTCGCCGAATACCGCGCGCAGGCTCGGGGCCTGACGACGCATCGGCATCCATTTGTTGCGCACCCATTCCGTTGCGGATGAGGTGGTCGGGTGAACGACCAGACTATCGAGCGGCCCGTATTCATGCCATGCCGCAATCGTCGGGTTCAGAACTGAAATCGTCTTGCCCCATTGGGCACTCCCGCGCAGCGTGACTTCGCGTGCCGGATGTTCAGGGCTAAGTGCCTCGTGGATATCTCGCAGAAAAGGAAAACGGTCGATCCGGAAAGGGCCGGGGAAGGGTGATCGTTCATCAAACACAATATTGTCTTCGCACCACCGGGTAATGTCCGGCGGTGGCGGGGGTGTCATAGCGTTTGCGAGACCGCGAAGAACCGCAGCCTCGGCAGACGACAGAAACCCCATGTCAGACCTGCGCCCCGGTTTCGGTGTCCGACATCGGTGCGATCGAAGATTCAGCCTGCAACTGTTCCGACCGGCTCGCCCTGTGCGCCCGCCACTGATCCATCATGATCTTGCGCACCTCGCGGAAATCGACGCCAAGCGCATCGGCGACCGCTCGGGCCCCGTCGCGCAATGCCGTTTCAAACTGGGCAACCTCCTGCGCCATCGTGCGGGCGGTGTGCCGGGCAACCTCTTCGGCCAGCACCCATCGGCCTTCGTCACGTTCGTTATCCCGACGCTTGCGGCGGGCATCCTCTTCGGCATTGAGTATGCGGGCCAACTCATAGCGGTCCGGATCATTCGGCGGCAGCGGCGTGTCGGCTTTCTGCGCTCGCGGCGGCGGAGATTCCCCGGCTTCGATGTTGCGCAGCGCCTTGCGGGTCTCAGAGCCGTTGCCCATCATCTGGCCAGGATCGAGGCGACGTCCAAGCGCCGCAGAAACCTTCTCGATGTCGAATCTGCGCGACCGTCCTTCGCCGGTATAGCAGCCGTCCAGCTTTCCCTCGCTCACATACTGGCTGATCCGTGCTTTCGAGACATCCAGCTTGGCCGCAAGTTCAGTGGCATTCAGGTTCGACATGTTCCTTTACCATTCCAGTTGTTAAGCCGGTTAAGGCTTTCCAAAGTGTTAAGGGGCACTGAACCATCGGGGCGCGAATAACCCCCGAGCGATCAGGGCTTGGAAGGACCCGCCGAAATTCAGGCGCGGCTGTGCATTCGATCGACCGCGCGCCCGATGGTCCGCCGCAAATGCAGGGGCAGGCGGTCACGCCAAACCTGCTCGGCACCATCGAAGAAGCCCAGGCGCTCATCGTACACCGGAATGGCTCGCGTGAAGTGCATCACTTTCTGGATTGAGCCGTCCGCATTCCGCTTCCAGATGCCGGGCGATAGCTTCGAGCCAGCGCGCGGCACGAAGAAACCGGCCCGCTTCCTGTTTCTGCGCCGTGACCGCTTGGTCGTGTTTGCCGTGGCATCCCGCTGAGCCTGCACAGCCGACAGCGCCTGGTTGCGTTCACCGGTCGACCAGTTGCCATAGGCATTCAGCTTAGCGCCGCCGGCCGGAGTGACGGCAGAGATGATTCCATCGTATCCGAGTCGTGCGTCCAGCAGGCTTTCCAACCCGGTCTGGCGTCTTTGACCGCCGAACTCCTGCGCCTTCAGGTAGTGACGCCTGCCGACGGATGGCCGCTCTGTGACTTGTGCTTCAAGGTCGCGGGTATGTGCCTTCTTCACCATGAAGGCGTTTTTCGTGAACCGGGTTGGCCGGTCGAAGACTTCGCCCATCCGATCCTGCACATGTGTCAGAACATCAACCGCTGTATCGTCCAGCGCGAACTTTGCCGCCCACCGGACGTCACGCTCTGCCAACTGGCGCATGTTTTTGCGCAGCTGTCGGTCTTCAATCGCGATTTTCAGCATATACAGTCCCATCAGGGGTGAAGCGGCAAACGAGCGGAACGCAAATAGCGCATGCGAGTTATTATTGTATGCGCTTAATGGGACTGCGGACAAAACACGCAGAACCAGCCAAACAAGGGAGAGACCATATGACGAAAGATGTGGAAATTCTTGACGGTATTGTGCGGCGAGACATCATGACGGCCGTTATTCGAGCGTGCGGCGAATTGAAGGTCGAATGCGGCGACGCGAAAGAGTTGGCTGTGCGGGTCGTACAAATCCTTGAAGATTCTGAGCCCCGCGATCAGGAAGCGTCCTGAGAAGTGCCGGGGAGCATAAGCAAGCCCAGCCTGATGTCAGGACGCTGCCAGAACGCGGAAACATAGAACACCTGCGAGGGGATGATCCAGGCGGCGCGGTTGAAGAGTTGGAACCTCACTTTCAGTTGAACGTTGGTTAGAGCGGTCGAGGGACGCAAAAAGAGGATACATAGTGATGAAAACGTTAGCAGATGCCTTCGAACACACCTTGCAAGATATCTACTGGGCCGAGAATGCCTTGTCCAAAGCGCTGCCTATGGTATCGAAATCGGTCAACAATGCCGAGTTGAAGGCGGCGATAGATGACCACCTGAAAGAAACCAAGGGCCACATCAAAACGCTGGAAGCCGTGTTCAAGTCTATCGGCAAGAAAGCCGAGGGCGAAAAATGCGATGCAATGGATGGTTTGCTCAAAGAGGCCGATGGGCTGATTGAAGAGGCATCGGGTCATGCGCTCGATGTCGCGTTGATCGGTGCGGCACAAGCAGTCGAACATTACGAGATCGCGCGGTACGGTACGCTTCGGGAATGGGCCAAAGAACTTGGTCATGATGAAGCGCATACACTCCTTACTTCGATACTTGACGAAGAGAAGGCGGCGAATAGCAAGTTGACATCACTCGCTGTCACCGCAGTGAACGATGCCAAGAAGTCGTCGAAAAAGTAGAACCGCTTGCGAAACTAAGTGCGTCTGCACGGGGTAACTCGGCGGACGCACACTCCAGATCATGAGCGCGACTAGGGCGCGGATGGAGCTTTAATCGGCTCATCCGGACAGTTCATTTCTGCCATCGAGGAGACGAAAATGAAGGGAATTATCGCTTACCTGTTGGGGATACCCATAGTGCTGATCATACTCCTGTACATCACCGGTCCCCAGCCGATGCCCTCCTGGACTTTCCGACACCCCCTACCGGTTGGCCGGGTGATGCGGATCGAGGGGCCAGCCATCCGGCCCGCGAGCATTGGAGAAGCCTCTGACCTCTTCGCGCTGCTTGACGATGTCATGGTGATCCGGACATAGCGTCTGCCAATTGGCCTGATCCCAGAACAGGGCAAGGTCTCCGCGATGGGGCACGATATGGTCAACAACCAGGAATCGCCGCTTCGGATTGGATTGCCGTTCACCGGCGGCGGTCAGTGAACCGTCATTCACGAACCCCATCTGACGACAGTATCGGCATATCGGCTCACGAGATAAATGGTCGAGGCGGGAACGTTTCCAGCGCGTCGTCTTGTACAGACTGAAGCGCGACATGATTGCCTCCTGTAAACCGAAGAGCGCGGCGATTGAGGAAAGTCCCTCCGACATCCCGCGGGGCCGCGCTCATGTCTGTGCCCCAAGTATGTGAGTACGACCCGAATGGAGAACGGGAGGGGCACAGGCAAAAGCGCGGAGACGAAGAGCGCCCGCGGGGAGGCTGATCCCGGCGGGCGCACGTCTAGATGATGGCAATACTTATGCGCCCGTGTGTCCTAAGCCGTCAAGGAAGAATTTTTCCCATCGGCGTTAAAACATATTTGGCTTTGCGTGTTTTACTGGCTCGTGACCCATACAAGCGAAGTTTCCCATGTCCAGCCTTCCCCATAATATGGTCTGATTGTGCCTAACTTTTGCAGGCTTTCCCACTTTTTGATCACCTGCTCTTCACTGCACCCATATCCGGCGATACTGGCGCCTTGAAACATTGGATTATGACTGTTTCCACTGACAAGCGGAGGGACGGCATATGAGAATTGAACGAGCACACCGCCATCTGTCGACATATATTCATCGATTTCTGGCTCTAAGCGGTCCATCTCTTGTTTGATCTTCCACTGATTGACCATAAAGCCAATAACGCTGGCAATGTCCTGTGCCAGTTTGGCGATACTGCCCTTGGATTTATTCCTTATTGCAGAAACGCCGCCACCTTTGGAAACGTGTAATGTCGTGTAAAAATACTTGGGCTGTTGTTGCATTATGAGGCCTTCTGCATGGTCTGAGCAAAGGGAATAAGCACAGGGATTACTTTATTGGCGTTTTGACGGCCTCAATATTGCTGCATGCGGTTCAAAACGCAACCCAGCGCCCCGATGAGCGATTGCACGTTCCGACCGGTGACTGTCCACCCATGCACCTCCAGCACCTGGCGAAACGATTTCCCATGCAGACAGATCGCATCGACCAGATCACGATCGCGAATGTTGCGTGCCGACTTCCCGCCCCGAACCGATGGCCGAACCCGACGAACCTGCATTGCGACCCCATTGCCGATCGCTCGCTGCATCCGCCGGATCGCCTCGCCCTCGGCAAGGAAGGCATCCATGAAATCACCGCCCTTGCCTGATCCGGACGCTACCCTGCCTTCAAGGCTGGCCAGCTTCATGCCGCCGGCATCATGCCGTTCGACAAGGTCTCGATAGAGCCGAGCCACATTCACCTGTCCCTTGGTGAAGGGTGGGACCTCCTTCCGCTTCGCCGCCTTGAGCGCCAGCGTGTCGAAGATGTCCATGGCCTGCGCCGCCTTGAACCCGCGCCAACCGGTTTCCTCGACCTTCCAGCCGCTTTTGTCTTTCGGATCGGGCATCATGACATGCGGCGTCACACTGCGTTGCGGCCCGCGCGCCGGCGCAACCGGAATAGCCGGGCCGCAACCTTCCGCAGGGTGCGCGCGAAAGATCAGCCTTGCGAGACGATCACGCTCATCAAGCAGCCGCGCTGCGCCCGCCGCCCGGTCGATCATTGTCATGCTGCTGTCCCTTCTTCCACGGCGGATTGGATGGCTTCGATTTCGGCCAGTTCGGCATGCCAGCTTTCCAGCCAGCGCTTTTCATCAGGTGTTGCCCGCCCGGCCTCGATGTTCTCGCGGATTACGCGCCGCTTGTGCCTGTTGCTGTCGGCATCCTGCTTGAGGCGGGATATGATGTATTTGCCCGGGGGCGGGCCGAGCTTCTTCGCGATCTGGAACAGCTCGACCGCCCAGCCCTCTGCCATTGCCTGGCGACCCATTGCAGATTTGATCAGGCTGCGCGCATAGGCACAATCGCGCGGAGGAGGGCATTGCAATGTCATCGACCAATGCCGGATCAACCCTTCCTCGGGCCAGACGCCCTTCACTGCATGCCGCGCGATCAGGTCGCGCATGGCCCGAAGATTGTCATCCGACATGTAGCTGAGCCAACCGCGCAAGCGATCCAAGCTTTTCTCATGCTTCTCGGCGCTCACCCCGCGCTTACGCGCCAAACCCGCCAATGGTTCAAACAACAGCGCATCAACCCGCGCCCTCGCTTCCGCTGTTACACCCGACATCGCAATCATCCCTCCTTTCTCAGCTCTTTTTCTGACTTATCCACAGGTGCGGCGCTGCCGGCCCTGTAAAGGTGTTATGTCTTTGTCCATGTCATTGTCGGTGTGATGTTGTGTCCCTGTCCTGTAGGGCAATTTCAGTTGCGGACCTGAAATCTTGCTGAAATCCATCTGAAACGAAGTGAAATCATTACAGTTCATTTCAGTTGATTTCAGCAGCATTACAGCAACTTAAAGGACCGGATCACACCGGCGTCAGACATCCCTCCCGTTCAGGTGGACCAGTTTCGGCCCGCCCATGACTTCCTCGAGCGCAACACGAACATTCTCGCCCGTGACGTAGAGATCGTTGTCCTTGAGCCATTGCGCGATCTGCTCGACGGCGTGCTCATTTTCCGCAATACGCGCCTGTTTCGCCTCCCGGAGCTTCGATCGGACGCGGGATTTCACCGTGGCCCAGGCGGCAACTTCGCGACCCCGCTCACGTCCGCGTTTGCGCCTGAACTGATCGGCGGCGATTTCCGCTATGACAGGATGGCCGAGGCGAGGTTGCGCGCCCGGCGGCGCATCATCGATATGGACAGGCTTCCAGCCATATAGAGCGCCGGCTCGCGCGCGGCGCCAGCCCTCGACATCCGCTCCGAAACGAGCGGCTTGCGCCAGATCCACGTCATCATCCGGCAACGTTCCTGCTGGGTCACTTTCCATACTGGCAGCCCATAGGAGTAGCGCGGTACCTATATCTTCGCGACGGCCGGCATAAACAGCCGCGTTGACGAAATGCGATGTCAGCAGCCGTTTCGTGAAGAGCGGCATCCACTCGAAATTCTTGAGCGTGTCGCCGAATTTGAGGGGATAGGCCCAGAACTCTGTGGTTTCACTCATACCCTTACCCTCCCGCGAACACGCCTGGTCGGCTGATTGCGCAAGGCGATAGCTGCTGTGAACTTCATCATGACCTGGCTGGGTTCAACGCCGGCCAATGCGCAGACCTGAAAGAAGTCTGAGCTACCGAACCAGTTGCGGGATTGCTGGATCTCGACTGGGTGGGCACGAGATGATGGGTAAATTGCCTCAACCCATGCATTCGCCAGAACGGCGCACCAAAGGGCACGGCATGAGACTGAAGCCAGGTGCTGATATTGGTGATCGACCATCATGCTGGGTCACCGCCGATCGGCCACCAATCCCAATCCGTCAGGCCGCGCATACAAACCTGCCGATATGCACCGCGCCAGCCCGTTGCCCGCCACTGGCTGCCGGTATCGTTACAGCGCAGCACCACGCCGCCAGTGAGCGCGGCAATCTGCTCAATTTCCTCGGGATCCATTTTCAGATCGGCCGCAACGCGGTCGACGCTACGATTCCGGAGCATTTCGCGGACGCGCGCGCGAGTAATGGCAGGTCTATTCTTCATTAATCCCCCTCATCCCAATCGAAGCCACCGCGCTGGAAGAATTTTTCCGCTGTCGTTTTGAAACGATGATGCAGGTTCAGGGCGCGGACAGACCGCGCCCTGTAGAAGCGATACAGCAGGTAATTGCAGAGCTTGCCCATCACCGCCTCTCGATCTTGCCGAAGACGATTTCGGCGCCCGCGATAGCCAGAACGGCCATGACGTATTTCAGCGAAGCGTCATGTTCCTCGCGTAGCCAGTTCTTCACTTGGCGCTGCGAGACATCGAGGACGCCCGCGGCCTTGACGGTCAGATCATGCTCGGATGGCGATGGAAAAGCGCGCCATAGCATGTTGCGAAACCACCTTCGTGGATTTTCGGCAGGATTTTTCATCGAAGAGTCTCCATGTTTCATTTGTGATGGTGAAACTGGAGTTGGATTGGAGAACGGGGGCGCGGCGAGTTTCATCCCCGCGCCTCCTGGTTGCAGGAATTGGGCGCGCGTTCATGACGAAGGCGCGCAATGACATCCCGCACCCTTTCAGCCGTCTCCGGCCATACCCGCTTTCCTGCCTCAAGGCGGGCGTGGAAGCGCCCACCTTGACCTGCCAATCTGCCAATCGTAGAGACCGACATATTGAGGTCAGCGGCCGCTCTTTTCATCTCATTAAGAAGGGCATCAGTATCTGTCATGCCTCGCAACGTAGTGTGAATAATCACACATAGCAAGAAGAAACTTCACACTCGCAGAAACTTCACACCCGGAATATCAATCCCGCATGGAGATAAACGAGATATTCCGCCGAAGGCTTGAAGCTGAAATGAAGGCTCAGGGAGATAATCCTGATAGCCTAGCTAAGAAGGCCGGCATGAACCGCCGTGCCGTTCGGGATATTCTCGAAGGAAATTCGCAGAGCCCTAAGCTTTCGACGGTTTACAAGTTAGCAACCGCACTCAACGCTAGCATTGATGAGCTAACCGGGAATGCTCCCCATGCGGTTATTGCGCCGCGCCTACTAGAGCTTCTTTCGAAATACGGTCCAGACGAGCAAGAGCGACTGGCAGAGGCAATCTTATCCCTTCCTCGGGCGCCGGCGTCAGAGCAATGATTGCAAGCAAGATTTGAAATTCGGTCGCTTCTGCGATTTGCGTCGGTTCCATCTACCACCTCTCCCATGGCGCTTCCTGCATAGCCAGTGAGAACGAAAGAACAACCACACAACAGGTTGTGTATGCGCCTATAGGTTGGTGACAGTTTCGAGAATCGGGCTAGATAGTGTGAGCGGGTAGCCGCCAACCCGAGGCGATAAATTGTCATGGTAAGGATAAGCCTCGACAGGCAAAGGAAAGATTATCGGCGGATTTACGCTTGCAGAATCAAGGTCAGTGACAGACCCTGAAATCAGAAAACTGTCAGGGAGGATAATATGACCGTTTTTCTGATTACCTATGATCTAAACAAGGAAACCGTTCGCCCTAAGATCGTTGATAAGATTAAGGATTTTGGTAGCTGGGCGAGGCTATCAGAAAGCTCATATGCGGTTGATACGACCCTCACTTCGGATCAAGTGTATGATCGGTTTAAACAGATTCTGGATAGTAATGACCATTTGTTGGTTATACGGCTCTCGAAGCCATGGTGCGGTCGGAACAGCCAGGAAGTGATTGACTGGTTAACTCCACGCTTGCTGTCTCAATAACCATAACTGGCGCTCGGTGATCGAGTTCAGCCGCTTCTCTTCGTCGCTAGTGGATGCTTCGACCGAATACGTGTGACCATTATCCTTTAGCTTCATCTCAACTCCTACGCCCGCGAATCAGCGGGCTTTTTCATGTGCTATTGGTTCTTATCCATGCCCCGATTCTACCACAGCGCGGGGAAGGGTGCGAACCGAAGTGCGATAAATCACACTTTATATATTGACGGTGTGATGTATCACACTTATTGTTTCTTCATGCCGCAGGAGAACCCGCTCGCCAGAACGGCAACGGAGCAATCGCGGAAATGGAGAGAAATATGCAACTCACTTCAACGCTCACGAACGTCGATATCGCCAAGCTTGAGGCGAGACGTTCCTACGCCGATGCGAAGCGTTCCCGCATTAGTAAGATCGCCGACGTCGATGCGGAGGAGCCGAGCGGAACGCTGATTATCAGGTATCGAAGTGGCAACACTGATCGCTTTCCGGGCGTGTCGTTCTCGAAGGCCGATCAGCTTTTGTCAGATGTTCATGACGGCGCGAGCTTCACGGGATCGCTGCACGTCAAGGCGATTGGGTACGTTGGCTTCGTTATCAACCTGACCGAGGTCGAGAGCCTGACGTTCAGGCTCGATGACGCGGAGGATCCGTCATGACCCTCGCGCAGTATCTCGCCCTCCGCGCCGCCCAGGCTTCACTGATCGTCACGCTCTTCCTGACGCTGCCGTTCTTCATGGCGCTGTTGATCCGCTGGGGCGGTGAAACCGTGCGGCAGGTTTTCGGGTGGTGATCGTGGTACCTGAAATAAACTCAGGTTTCGGGCATGGCCTTCTTGGCCTTGATTTCACAGATTTTAGGGTATTGCTTACCTTCGAACGCCCAATAACTGCCTGCCAGACGATCCCAGAACGATACTACAAGCCGCTGATCCTCGTCATAGTACCCGGTTGCATCAATCGCGTCGTTATAGGCTTTTGCATCGATGGCGCGGAGCATCGGCGGTTCATCTGCTGTGATGCGGATCATTCGCCCTTGCCACGAGGCGCGCTGTTCCTCTGTGGCCTCCAAGATTTCCTCAATGTCGGCAAGAAGCAGGTAGTAATCACGCTGCAACAATTGATGGTTGCGAGCTTGTCCTCCGAAGTCCAGAACAAGCTGGAGTGCCCCTGTGATCGCAACTGCCATCCCTCCCCAGTATGCCTGAACGCCCCAATCGACCAAGGCATTGCCAACTGCCGCTGTGCCCAGTGCAATCACGAGAAAATTGAAGATGCGGTTCCACCGCTCCATCGTGCGGCGACGCGCTGTGTGGTACAGCGCGTTTCTCAGGACGTTGAAGCGGATGTTCTCGCGGTCGGTCGGGCTGCTCATTTCTTCGGCTGCGGTCCCGAGGGCGTTGGCTGGCGAGGTCCCGGCCCCGTATTGGGCGTCGGTCTTGGCGTAGGCTGTCGCGGACCTAACCCCTTGGTGTTCGGGGCGCTTGGCCATTGTTTCGTTGCGTTGGACCATCTGATTTCTTCCATCCTGATCGTCTCCTTGTGGTTGTGTCATAAGGTGATGAAGGGGTTCGAGGGTATTTGTGGTACTCTCGGACCCCGCCCATACAATTATGGGGTGATCTCTAAATCTACGCAACATATTGATTTCCGGTTTCGCGCCCGTGGTGGGCGCGGGTCTGGGGAGGCAGTCAAATCTTATGATGAAAGGCTGTCCCTAATCTCTCAAGCCATGAAGCCTCCCCAGGCAACGAATGGGTGCCGAACTGCTTCGCACTCCAACTGGCCTGCGGCCGCGCAGCTGCTTTCGACCATGCGCGGTCGCGGGTCTTTTTCTCACGACGAAAGGATCTGACCATGTCGCAGACACCCGAACTGCGCAGCCTCGACCAGCTGCTGTCATTGGCTGACAACGGGGATTACCTGCCCGATCTGCTGGAACGCATCGAAGCGAACAATATCGAGATGCGTCAGTTCTCGCAGGATTTCTCGACCGCCGCCAAGGGCAAGATCACGATCACCATCGATATGAAGCTTGATCGCTTTGGCCAGATCGAAATGGCGATCGAAGACAGGATTGTCGGGCCGAAGCCGCCCAAGCATAGGGCGGTGGGATGGATCACCGGCTCGGGTGCTTTGACCACCCATAACCCCGCGCAATCCCGCATGGAAATCCGCGATGCCGGTGACGGCCGTCGCGAGTTGCGCACAGCCGAATAAGGAGAACGGACAGTGACCACGGAAACCCCGAAGAACATCGCCGAGACGGTGATCGAGGAAATGAAGCGCGTAGGCGAGGTGCAAATCCTCGCAATGCCGACTGCAGAAGCGCCGGAAGTACCGTATATCGTTGCGGCTCCGGAGGCGATGAGGCTGCATGATCTCACTGCGCAGCATCGGCAAGTGATCGAGGCGTTGCGGCCGCTCCAGCGCAAGGGTAAGGCGCAGCTGGCCGATCTGGACAGTCTGATTGCCTGGACCAATCGCTTTAAGGGCGATGCCACCGCCTTGTTCGGTCAGATCCATCCCACGCCCAAATTGGTTTCGGTGATCGACTATCACGGCGGTGGAGCGCCGGTGATCGATGCCGAGAATGGTGACCCGAACGCAAGCCATGGTCGCCACACCGGCGTTTATACGTTCCCGGTCTCCGAGGAATGGAAGCGCTGGACCGGCATCGATGGCAAGAGCCTGACGAAAGATGAGTTCGGAGAGTTCATCGAAGATAACGCCGATGATTTCCTTGATCCGACGCCCGCCTTGCTCGGACAGAACACTGCCGATGCTGAGCCGTGGGAAATGCGGATGATCGAGATTGCGGGCAAGCTTCAGGGCCGCTTCGGCCAATACGCTGCCCTCAACCTGCTCTCGCGTGAATTCAAGGTTCACGAGGTCGGGCATCTGGAGGTCAAGACCAGCCGCGACACAGGTGAACAAAAGGTCCAGTTTCTGACCGAGCACCGTGATCCGGACGGACAGCCGCTGACATTGCCGAACCTGTTCATGATTGCCATTCCGGTCTTCGAGGAAGGTGCATTGTATCGATTGGCCGTGCGGTTCCGCTATCGCAAGTCGGGCAGCGACATCCGGTTCATTGTCAGCCTGTATAACGCCGATGTCGCGCTGCGCGATGCCGCGCGGGAGGCGATGAACCGGGCGCAGGCCGAAACCGAAGTCCAGCTGCTGATGGGTGTGCCCGAAGTAGGCTCTTCCTGACTTTTCCGGTGCGCCGCCCCTGCGTTGGGCGGCCATCCAGAACAGTCAAAGGGAGGCAATCCATGAATGCCACGAAGTCCATGCCTGATCCATTCGTCACCCGCCATCTGGGTCATATCACCTATCAGGGCCCTGAGAGCGAAGCGCCCAATTGGTCGCTACCGATCGACCTGCCTGCCTGCGATGATCTGAACACATCGGCACCCGTGCATGTCTTCGACGCGTTCTACGATGACATGGCCAATGCTGACCCATCCTATCGGTTGGCCTGGCGTGATCTGATTTATGTCGTGTTCGGCGCGGTCGGAACAGCGATCGGCGGCTTGATTGCGCTTTGGATGCTGAAATGACCGATCGCCCCACATTCACCCCCGAGCAGCTGCGCGAGGCATACGCCTTTCAGGTCAAACAAACCTATTCCGGCGATCTCGGCACGACAGCCGCCGCGATGTATCTGCTCGAAAAACATGGTGTCGCTGCCAGCGATGACATGATCGAGCGGCTGGCGGCGGAGATTGGGCAGGCGGTTGAGGCAAGTCATGAAGCGTCCTGATCTAATCAGTAAGACCTTGGGCGAGATACATCAAATTGCTTCTTTACTCAGCTTTCGCAGCGGCCCGCTTTTCGGCAGCGATTTTCACTCGTCCGGGAAGTTCATAGAGGTAGGAAAGAAGGAGCGTGATGAAATCTGCTCCGGCCTTAACATCCTCTGGATCGGGGTCGTCCATGTCATGGATTTGGTTTCCGAGAAATCGGATCTCATGCATCAGGTCAATCATAGATGTTGGCAATGCATTTGCGTCGGCGAGGCGTTCAATCTTTTGAAAGAGTGTTCCTGTGCCCCCAGGTGCAATGTCTTTCATCGCTCGATCAAGAGCCGTCCGATAGTTTCCCGCGGCACTAAGGTACCTTCGATCCGCGAGATTTTGCTCCCCTTCTCGGAAGGCATTTTCCACTTGACATGGAAGGTGAGCGATACTTCTGGGTTTCGGGAAATTTGGGGCCATTCCTATAATTTCCATATGTTCAACAAGTTCAGGCCAATTCTTAACGTATTTACTCAAAGGTCGGCGAGCATAGTCGGATGGAAGGCCCCTCGTGTTTCCAAAAACCAGGATGCCCCCGAAACATGTATTGCAACTTCCAAAAACAGCCAAGCGGGCCGCCGTGCTGGCATATACCTCGTGAAAGGTGGCGCCCGACTTTTTCGTTCCACAGTGAGGACAATCGATGGGGAATTGCAACATGCCAGATAGCTCCATTCTAAATACCACATTGAAAGAATATCCCGATCTACATGATTTTGCACGAGTAATGACGGATAAATATATCTGCGCTAGGGAAAATGAGCGCACGGAAATTACGATCTCATTAATCACTGAGCTGACCGCTCGTATAATGATCGAAAAAAGAGTGCGTAGATGATCCCTCTCCGCATCCTGATCGGCTGTGAAACCTCGGGCGTGATGCGCCGTGCCTTCGCCGCACGCGGTCATGATGTCTGGTCGTGCGATCTTCTTCCTGCCGAGGATGGCAGCAACCGGCATATTCGGGGCGATGTGCGTGACTATCTCGATGACGGTTGGGACTTGCTGGCCGTCATGCATCCACCCTGCACGCGACTTTGCCGCTCTGGTCGGCGCTGGATGTCCGGGCCGGGAAAATGGACACCGCCAAAGCAACTGCCCCGCGGGCGCAGTTGGGACAGCATGAAAACAGAGTTTGAGGAAGGCGTTGCCCTGTTCATCGCCTGCTGGCGTGCGCCGATCGAGCGCGTGGCGATCGAGAACCCCGAAATGAATGATCTCGCCCGCGACCGCATGCCTAATGATCTACCTGCGCCTCAGATGGTGCAGCCGTTCTGGTTCGGTGAACCCGCCTACAAGGCAACAGGCTTCTACCTGCGCGGTCTGCCGCAATTGTCACCGACCAATAAGCTGGCCGAGCCTGAGCGCGGCAGTGACGACTGGAAGAGTTGGAACGCCGTTCACCGGGCCCCGCCCGGGCCGGATCGCTGGAAGTTACGCAGTCGCACCTATGAAGGGATAGCGGAGGCCTGCGCCGATCAGTGGGGCGGGTACGCGTTGGAGGCAGCGGCATGACCCGCAATTTACCCGTCCTGACCTTCCACAAACCGCATGAAACGCATGACACCGCTCGCGTCACTGTGTCGATCGGCGGCGCCAATATAGGGCGCATCTATCCTTTCGATGATGGTCGGGCGGCATGGTTTCTGGATCTTATCCACGAGCAAGGGACTGCCAAGTCGGTTCGGGCGGCCGAGGCGACTGTGGCTGACGCACTCGGCCGGTGGATGGAACTGGCGGGGTTGGTGCAGTCATGAGTCAGAACCGTAGCAGTGCCGTAATGCAGCAACGTGCTGAGCCTCACGATAGCCTCGACGATTTCCCGACACCGCCATGGGCGACGCGGGCGTTGTGCGAGTGGCTGAAAACCCATGCCATCATGGACAGTTGCCGAGAACCCGCCGCTAATCGCGGTCACATGGTCCGGCCACTGCTGGAATATTTCCCTCAGGTCGACGCGGCGGATGTGCACGATTACGGAGCGGGCTTTCGGGTGGAGGACTATCTGTTCGGACCTGATCCGGAGCCAGTCGACTGGACGATCACCAATCCGCCGTTTCGCCTGGCTGAACAGTTCATCGAGCGTGCGTTGCGGACTTCTCGCCAGGGCGTCGCAGTGATCGTTCGAAGCGCATTCCTTGAAGGGGTCGGGCGATTTGAACGCCTGTATGATGTCTGCCCGCCCACGGTGATTTTGCAATTCTCTGAACGGGTGGTGATGCACAAGGGCAAGCTGACCGCCACGGGCAGTTCGGCCACCGCCTATTCTTGGTTGATCTGGATGCAGTACTGCCCAGCGGACCGCTTCGGCTCGAGGTTTGGCTGGATTGCGCCATGCCGGAAGCGGCTGGAGAGGGCAGGGGATTATGAAGGGAAGGAAATGTTCTGATGGCCCGGGCCGAACTGACATTTGCGCCGCGGCTCCTGCCTTCTCCGCAGGCGGCCGCATATCTTGGTGTCAGCGAAACCACCCTGCGCGGGCTGAATATTCCTCGCAAAGTGCTTGGAGGAAAGCGCCTCTATGACCGGCTTGCACTTGACGAATACGCGGATTCCCTGACCATGGAAGGCTTGGACACTGGAGTTGAGGTCAACACATGCCGGGGCAAATTCGGACGGCGAGCGTCGTGACGCTTAAATATCTCCAGACAATATATAAGGGGGGTAAAGCGTATCACTACCTCAGGGCGCCAAACGCCAAGCGCCAAAGGCTTCCTGACCTGCCGATCGACAGTCCCGAGTTCCTTGCCGCATATTCAGCCGCACTCAGCGTTGTTGCGGTGAGGTCAAAGGCGAAATCGGGGAGCATTGCCCAGATGATCGAAGGCTATCTCGGGAGCGGTGATTATCTCGAGAGGTCCGAATCGTATCGGCGCACGATGCGCAGGCACTCAGAAGCAATTCTGATCCAGGCAGAAGATGCCCTGGCAAAACACCTGACAACCGAAGATATCACCGACGATCTGGACCCATTGGCTCCTAACGCCGCAGCCGATCGGCTGAAATGCTGGCGGGCTGTTTGCGCATATGGAAAACGGAAAAGATTCTTTCAGGTCGACCCATCCCTTGCTGCGCGCCGAAAGACGATTCCGAAGACGATCGGGCATCCCGCCTGGTCGGACGCCGAAGTTGATCTGTTTCGCAGCAAATGGCCGATCTATTCCGTCCAGCGCCTATGCTTTGAATTGATCTATTGGACCGGAGCCCGCATCAGTGACGCGGTCAAGATCGGTCCTGGAATGGTCGGTCGGGACGGGGTGCTGCAATTCACTCAGCAAAAGACAGGCGAGCCGGCGTTTGTTCCGTGGACCTGCCAACTGCCACCCTATGCAGGCAAGATGCTGGCAGATCGGGAGATCATGCACTCCGCACTGGCGGAAAGGAAGCAACGGCATATGACGTTTCTGGCAACCGCTCACGGGCGAACCAGATCGTCAAAAGCATTGGGGCATGTTGTCTCGGATGCTGCGAAGAAAATTGATATCGAAAAGTCGGCGCATGGATTGCGCAAGGCCCGCGCAAAAGCGCTCGCAGAGGCCGGGGCAACGGTCCATCAGATCGCGGCGTGGACAGGTCACATTACGCTGGAAGAGGTCGAGCATTATACCCGCGAAGCGGACCGTCGCGCGGCCGTTAGGGGATCAGAACAAAACGGGAAAGCTGTAAACCGCTAG